ACCTGTTTTTTGGAATACCTCATTGATTGAAAGTCTGTACTTAAGCATCATTTTTTGTAAATCATGATGCGTTAATTGTGATTTTTCGTATAACTTAATCAATTACTTTTTCTTTTTTTTCTTTTTGTCCTTTTTCTTCTTCTTTGGCGGACGACCAACCTTACTTCCGTAAGTTCCTTTACCCATTGGCATAAAAGTTTCCTCCTAATATTTTTTGGTTACTTTATTCCTAAATTTTTTACTCTTATTAATTTTTTCTCTTTCTTTAACTAATTTTTCATAAGCTGCTACTTCTTTCTTTTTGTTGGTTTTTGTAATTGGAGATGTTGCACGACTATACTTTAAATCATCACGTAGTTGCCTGCCTAAACTTACTCCTTGCCTTCCTGCTGGAAGTCCCCCTTTTAAAATGATGTCGTCTATTTTGTCTAATTCTTTCAGGGCACTTCTCATGTCCTTCTTAACTTGGCTTACTGTTAAACCTTGTTGATACCCTTGAGACGCTTTAGGATTGCTCAAAGTTTTGTTAACAAAATTTACAAAATCGTTTTTGAACTTTTGTTTTTGTGTAACAGTAAGTTTTGCTAATTCACCAGTACCTTTCATCTCTTTGACTAATCTTTTAGCCATTTCTAAGTACCTAGCGTGCCCTCTGCGAGTAACGACGCCTGCCAATAGTTTGAATACAGCTGGTGCTACCATTAGGTTTTTCCTATTGCAACTGGTCTTTCTTGCACGCTCTCCAATACTAATTCAGCTTGATTAAGTTTAAGTTCAGACTCTTTTAATTGTAATTCTTTGCGTTTCAGTGCCATTTCGATAGCAGCCTCACGTTTTTTCAAGTCAAGTTCTTGTTCTTTAATCATAGTGTCAATTTGTATCTCTTTGGCTTGCAACTGTAGTTTTTGCAATTCAACTTGTGCTTTTTGTGCTTGTACCTTCTCTTCCACGCTTGGTTGTGGTGGCGGAGGCGGTGGCATGTTTGCAGGGTTAGATATGAATTGGTCAGGATTCTTATAACCAGCTTGCTCTATGTATTCACTAATTGTGTTGTATATGTTTTGCGGTGTAACCAATGTTCCCATACCGCCTTGTTGCACAAGAGTTTGTAAAACTTGCATGATTGATGCAGTCGCTTGCATTTTGCTTTGTTGACTACCGCTGCCAATCCCAACACTCACAGTACAATTTAACTTTTCTTTCCAACGTGATACGTCTATTGGAACAAACTTGTTGTTTAAATAAACCATTTTTTGCCTGTCTTCGTATTTTTGTACCAATGAATAAATACATCTAAATAAGTCTTTAACACCTGTTTCAGCAAATATACGTGCAATCAGCTCCACTCTCTGCATAGCAGACTCGGTTGCTGCTGATATAGCTCCTGAAGTTACATGAGATGTCAATACATCAGGATTTAATCCTTGTGACATTTTAGATACGCCTGAGCGTTCTTCACGTATTTGGTCTAAATATTTGACCATTTCAAAAGCAAATGGTTGCATTTGTGGTGTTGGCAATGGTGTCACTGCATTAGGTGCACGCATTCTAACAATTCCGCCAGGTCTGCTGGTTAACAAATCATCTAGCTCAACTTGTCCTGCAAGGACAGCGTACCTGGAATTGTTCGTTAAGTACATGTTATCTAACAAGTTTCTAACAATCGTTGATTTGATAAGCTGTATATCTTTGACTGTGTCAGCAATACTCATGCCATAAAACTTATGCGGTATTGGTAGTGGACAGATAGCTGAGAAAGGCAAGTAATCTATCTCGTGATTGTCGAGTATATACTCTCCGCCTTTAGTAATCTTTCTAAGTTCTGCAATGCCATCTCCGTCAAAGTCAACATGCACGTAACATTCTTCTATCCAAACAGTTTTGTTTGCACCATCTCTTGGGTCAGGCGGCAAATCTGTATCGTCGTAAGTAAACCTAGCTAAGCGTTCTTGATTGTGTTCTGCCTCAGTGTCTGTGTATGATGGTATCATTTCTAAGATTTTTTCATCATAACCCTCTAAAATGAGGTCACTAACTGTCTTTTTGACTCTGTGGCAAATGAAAGGAGCGGTTTGTAAATCAACAGCCCTGCGTGAAATCAAAAATTCTTCAGGCGGTACAGACATAATTCTTACTTGTCCGTTAACTTTTTTCCTCATTGCTACCACATCGTAGCTATAAACGTCAGGAGTTTCTGTGCCATCAGGAAGTTTTTGACTTTCTTGCACTAGATTATCAGTTAATTCTAATATTTCTATATCATCATTTGCTAATATTGACTGATATTCAATCTCTGTAAGGTTTGTGTATGTTTCTCTGCTTTGTTCTGCTTTTTCTTCCCAATAATGCTTGACTATCCCTGTTTTGCTTATTAATGCGTCCTTAAACACGTCGTAGAGGACCTTAAAGCCCTCATTTTGCCTGTTAAATACGTAATTGCAGTAATCGGTAGCCTGTTGTGCCATTTCGACGTCTTCAGGTCCTTGTGGCTCAAATTCAGCAATATTGTTGTGAGTGGTAAAAATACGCATGAGCGATGGCATGATATATTCGACTGTATCTCTAACATCGGTGGTTACAATCTCTGACCTGCCGTCAATTTCGTTGCCAAACTTCTCACCGAGATAGTATTTCATGGCATCTTCTCTCTGTGCAGACAATTCGCTGCTCATGTGACCTGATGCAAGGTCTATTTCTGAGCCAATGTAAGCCAATAACTCATTTTCTGTCATTTTTTTAGCCATTATATCCTTCTCATTCCGTACATATCTTCTTCGTCAAGCAAAAGTCCTCTTTGTGGTAATTGATTGACCATTCTAATTGGTGGTTGATTATTGCCCAACAATCCTGTCATTCTAAGTAATTGTGCAGCCATATATGCGTCTTGTAAGCCAAATTGTCCTGCTTCTGCTGCTTTTGCCGCTGCTTCTGCGTCTTCCGCAGCTTTTTGCTCCATATCAATAGTTGTATTGTAAAAATCTATAATTTCATCGTCATTCATGGTCAAATCGACACCAAATCCTTGCTCACCTGGCATTCTTCCCCTAAAAAAATCTCTTGCTTCCTTAACTGTCATGTCTTCTACTCTAGCATTGAGTGCTGCGTCAGTTCTTGAGTCTTTGAAAGCAGTTATGTCTTGTCCGAAAATTTGATTTGGTAACATGCTTGTTATGCTGCTTGGTGCAATGTATTCTGAAAGTGCTCCTAAGCCTAAGCCAATCCCAACAGTTCCAGCAACGTAAGGGTTTGTTAATCCTAAAGTCAAAAGATTTCGACCAAGACCTCGACCAAAAGTTGCAGCACCACCCATCATTCTGCCGCCCAAACCTCCAGATTGGAAAAATCCAGGTTTTGGTATGCCGCCTGGCGGTAACTTCGGTCCAACAAAAGCATTGGTCGCTGGGTTAATATTGGGTATTGGGTTTCCAAATCTGTCTAATATCATACTATGTTCACCTCAGGTGCTAATGGACCTGATTGATTCCAACGTGATGTTTCAATGCGTGCGTGCCTTAAGCTCATCGCCGCATATCGTGTTGCTGACATTAAATCGTCTCTTATTTTCACTATTTTTCCGTCCTTTCTGTGATATAGCCTGAATTCCTCAAACCAATCGTATAATGTGTTAAATACTCTAAATCTACCTTGTTCCATGCGTGTGAGCATGTCCATAATGCCTGCCTCGACACTATTGCCACCTTTTTTCTCGCCTAATGCAGGTGGATTCTCAAAATGAAAGGGCAGCATATTGACATTGCAGGCTCTATATTGTTCTGCCAATGTCGTGCCTGAGCCCTTATCGTGTTGATATCCGTCGTGCGGAAAGGCTATTGGGATAAAGTGTGAGCCCTCTCGCTCGTTAATAAACGAGGCATGGTAGTCAGGGGTCTGTTTTGCCATGCGGTAACAATCATAAACGTATACGATGTCCTCATCTCTATCCCATGCGACCCAAACCACTGCGGTAGGATGGTCGTAGCCAAAATCTATTGCTGCTATACGAGGAAAATGCTCAGGTATAGTAAATGGTTCTATGGTCAAAGCGTCTTCTGCTATTGGAAACACCAATCCTGAACCAATCATTGGTATACCTTTACTTCTTAGTTCTCGCTCATGTGGTGGTAGTGCTTCTAGGATTTGTTGTTTCATATCCTCTGTCAAATGGTCTGCATCTTCCCAGCCAGCCGTTATGAGAGCCTGTAATGGCTTCAAATCGGTCGTAAAATTCTGTACTACCTCTGTCATACCTGACTCAGGAGTAAACGTCAAATAGACCTGTCCACGCCTGTCTAGTGTTCTTGTGATACATTGGGAATAGATTTCTTGGGAGGGTTCTTCATCTAACCATACTAGGTCGATAGATTCCCCCATAAATTTTTCCGCCCCCATTTCATAGGCTTTAAATGCACATCGTGACCACCCACCTGATGCGTGTTTGACCAATACAGATGAGTGTGCATTAGGTACACCAGGTTTCCTTGTGGTCTCACCAATTAGGTGTTTAGGAACGCTTCCTTTGCCTTTATCTCTTGGATTGTCAGGTTGTCCAAATAATTCTTTTTGACAGATGTCTCTAGTGGTTTCATTACTCGCCCCACATACCCATGCTCTTATGGGTTCTTTAAATCGTTTGCCCTGCCACCAATCAGGGTATAAACCTGTTAGGTGCATAGCCATCTCCATAGCTCCTACATAGGATTTACCGACTCGGTTCGCCGCCATCAATAGTCTTTGGTTGGCTTCTTTACCTGCTTTGTGGAAGTCTTTTTGGAATCTATAAGGTTTGTAGTAATTAAGTTTGTATTCTACTCGCCGCTTTTTCAGTGTTGATACAATCTCTTGTATTCTTTCTTTATCATTCATTAGGCATAGTTGTCCACCTTCATTATGACTATTTTTTAAACAGATAGCAACATATTGTGTTAATTAATTAACTTAACCACAACATCTTGTGTTGCCCCCTAAGAAGAGAGCCGCAGGCTCGATTTTTTTTTCAGACATGGGTGTGCCTATGTTAATACCATTTTATAATTACCCACCGCTGTGCGGAATAGACCCCACACATATAAAAAAAATTTACAGGGGGGGGATACCCTTTTGGTTATTAGGTATCCCTTGCCTGTTATTAGTAGTCGTAAATTGTATTACATCTCTCTTGATATAACTCAATCTCGACTTGCTGTATTGACATGTCATTTGATAAAACTTTTTCATGATATTGTTTTTTTAAATCAATAACAATATCTTCAATGTTTTTATCTGTATCGGTGTTATGGTAAACGTTAGTAGCTAACGCTAATAACTCATCGCTGTAGTTGTCTAGTACGTCCGCTAGTTTACCTGTTATCTCGTCGTTATATTGATTACTCATAATATATTTTCCTATAGTTGAGAGAGCCTAGCTAGATTATTTATTAGCTAGACTCTCAGTTAGTTAAAAAAAAAGTTTAAGCAACACGTCTAAAAAGTTCGTGCGTTAAACTCTTAGCTACATCTAGTTGACGATTGTAAGCGACGTTATGTCTAGCACCTATTAGCTGTGCTTGGACAACGTTACCTGTCTCATCAACCTCTGTTCCTGTCCAATCTATGTCATCAACGTGAGTCGAATAGTGCGTCATAGTATTGTATACCGCCCATAGATTAGAACCGCCACATTGTGGTTTTTCTTTGTGATAGTGTTTCATTAACGCTGTGAGTTTTTTCTCACTGTGATAAACATAACCATCAACAGGATTGCCACTTGGTTTTGATAACTTAGCTAGAGTAGATTGAAAAAATCTAGCTACTGTATCATCATCAACGCTAGTAGCTAACATTCTGTCGAACATCTGTTTATTCTTTTCAAAATTAACTAATGCATCGACCGAGTTAGTAGCTAGCCATTCGGGTAGAAACCCTAATGTTTGCTTATAGCTCCTTTGAGTGTTGTAGTCATTAGTGACACAACCATTAGTACACCATAAACGCACCGCATTGAAGATTGATGATATCTTACGAGTTAAATCTAAACTAGAATGAATGTCCAATTTAAGACTTATGATATCGTCCTTCTTAGCTAGTGACTTTTGTATTCTAGGGAATGTAATAACCCTATGAAACTTAGCACCACCATCAAAGATATTATCTTCAACGACTATGTCTGTTAAATCAATATCAGATTGTCTAAGTCCATGATTGACCAGCTCGCATACTTTCCAATGTGCGTTAGGTTTGTAGTTTTTTCCGCAAGTGCCGACGACACGACCATTAGTTATATCGACAACAGCTTTGCGATTAGTCTCATCGACAGGTAGACCGCCGACAGTTTGTAGAGGTTGTAACTCAATATCAAACTTAATAGCGTCTGTATTGAGTGCGTCCTCGTTTC